ATCTTATATAGAACAAATCGGTTATCTTACACCGGAAGGTTATTGGGATTTTAATTGGGAACAAGATAGGTTTGTAATTAATGGTATAACGTATAAGCCTTCTGGAGATACTCAGACTGCTCAGGCAAAGGATGAGGCTTTAGTTTTCATGATTATCCTAAAGAGAGACCGAGATACCAAAGTTGAATTTGTAGAATAAAAATAAAGTATATGGCAAAGATGTTAGTACTGAGGTGGACACCAATTACTACAAACAGTGGAATTTGGTTTGATAGTAATCTGGTTATCCTCAATGGTACCTCTGGAGTTCATATTGAAATGAAAGGTAATGGCAATGATGTAACGGCATTTCAATCGATGACCGGAAACAAATTTGTCACCTGCTTTCAAGATTACTTCGGGGATATCTGGGATAAAATAATACCTCATCCTGGTATAGGCCAGGTAATAAAGTTCCGTGTAAATAGGCTTCCTGATTATGCTTGCATACGGGGAGATATTGAGGACGGTGGAGATGTAGACCCAGAAAATCCGGATGTACCAATGAATGCCTTCTGTGGTTCAGAGGGAGAACCATTCAGGGATATCGATTCTGAATTCTTACTGGGTCGTCAACGTGCAGTAATTAATCCTTAAATTTTATAAAATATGTATGTAAGTAAGTATTATACCTGCGAAGAAATAGACCAGCGATTATTACAGGGTTACTATGATGACTTTGTTAAAGCTGGCTTTGGAGGAACCATAAATGAGTTCTGGGCCTTCGTACTTTCTATCAAGAATAAGGTAGATAAGAAAGAAGGATACGACTTATCGAAAAATGATTTTACAGATGAGTTGAAGGCTAAACTTGATGGCATCGAAGAACATGCAAATTATATCACTAAAGTTTCTCAGCTTGAGAATGATTTGAAATATCAAACTGAGGAAGAAGTTAAACAGATGATTAGTGATTTGGTTGATGGTGCTGATGATGCCCTTGATACTCTTAAAGAGTTGGCAGAAGCATTGGGTAATGACCCCAACTTTGCAACTACTATCACTAATAAATTAACCGACCTTCGTACTGCTTTAACCGAAGAGGTTAATCGTGCTAAGGAAGCCGAAGCTGCTCTGGGTGCTGCAGTAGCTGCAGTTCAGGATAACCTAGAATATGGGTTAGACCAAATCAATAAGAAGATTGATACCGTTAAGGCAGACTTAAAAGCTGAAATCGACCGAGTTGAGAAGAAGGTAGATAAGAATGCTGAAGACATCAAAGACCTTGAAGATAAGGTAAATCAAGATAAGGGTGAACTTGAGAAAGAACTCAAGGGCCTTATTCAAAAGGAAAAAGATGAACGTATCGCTGCTGATGCTGAGATTAAGGAAAGTGTAAATGAACTTAAGACCCTTCATATCAATGATAAGGCCGCACTCGAAGCTAAAATTGCTGAAGAGACTGCCAACCGTACCAATGCTGATACTGTCTTGGATTCTAAGATTAACGAGGAAATTACTAATCGCCAATCTGATACCCAGGCTCTTCAGAGTAAGATAGATCAGGAAAGAGTAGACCGTCATTCGGAGGACCAAGTTCTTCACGATGAAATTTCTAAAGAGGTAGCCGATCGTACAAATGCAGATAACCTTCTTCAGAGTAACATTGATAAAGAAGCACAAGCTCGTACTTCTGCTGACCAGATATTACAGAATAATATCGATTCAGAGGCTACTGCTCGTGCTGCTCAGGATTTAGTTCTCGAACATAAAATTGAGGATATAAAAGAGCAGGGTATAGAAGACAAAGAACAATTACTTAATGCCATTGCTGCCGAGGCTGCTGCTAGAGAAAAAGGTGATAAAGACCTTGATGCTAAGAAGGTAGATAAACGTGAAGGTTATTCTTTGACTAAGAACGACTTTACCGATATACTCAAAGCTAAATTGGATGGCATAGAAGAAAAGGCAAACTATATTACCCATCTCTCTCAGCTTATAAATGATGCCGGTTTCCAAACTGAAGAGGAAGTAAATGAGGCTATCCAAAAGATTATTGGTTCAGCACCTGAAGTACTTGATACTCTCAAGGAAATTGCCGATGCCCTTGGAAATGACCCCAACTTTGCAACTACTATCACTAGGAAGTTGGCTGCAATTACAGAACAGGTTAACCAAGAAATCGAAGACCGTATTGCAGGGGATGAGGCAAACAGTGCTGAAGTAGCTGCTGAAGTTCAAGCTCGTAAGGATGCAGATACTGCCCTTGAAACTAAACTGAAAGAATACGTAGACAATAAGTCTGCTACTGGAGATGCTGCACTCGGGGTTGTAAGGGATAACCTTAACAAGGAAATCCAAGACCGTAAAGATGCCGATGCAGTAATTCAGGCTAACTTGGATAAAGAGATTGCCGAAAGAAAGACTGCCGATGAAGCATATACTCAAAGTTTGGCTAATGTTAACCAGCGTATCTCAGACTTGGCTTTGAGTATGCAAGAGTCTATCAATACTTTGCGTAATGAGCTTACTGAGCAGGTAAATGCCAATACTACGGCAATCGCTACTAATCAACATAATATAGAAAGAAATTCAGAGGCAATCACAAACTTAACTAAGACTGTAGGTGATAACTACAAGGAAGTTAAGGATATGATTAACGAGGAAATCGTTGACCGTACCAATGCTGATAGTGCTTTGAGTTCTCGTATCGATACTCTCAATATTGACCTTAATACTGAGAGTGTAGAAAGAAAAGCTGCAGACCAAGTTCTTCAGGTAAATTTGGATAAAGAAGTAGCAGACCGTACTGCAGCCGATAAATCTCTGAGTACTGAGTTCACAGCTAAATTAGATAATGCTAAGCAGGCTTTGGAATCCGAGGTGGCTAATCTTAACACTAAGCTTGAACAAGAAAAGGAAAACCGTATTGCCGGTGATAATGCTTTGGGAGTTCGTATTGATTCTCTAGAGGCAGGTAATACCGATGCTATGAATGAATTAAAAGCAAAGGTAAATGCTAATACTACTGCTATTAATGCAGAGAAAGACCGAGCAATTGCCAAAGAGACTTCACTTGAGGCAAAGATTGATACCAACCTTCAGAACCATAAAGATGATATGGCGGGTATCAACCAAAATATACTTACCGAAAAGAATGACCGCTTAGCTGGTGATACCGAGTTGCAGAATAATATCGATAAGGAAGCTACAGAACGTGCTAACCAAGATACCCTTATTAATAATGCTATTGCTCAGGAAAAAGCAGATCGAATTGCTGCTGACCAGGCAATGGATGGAAAGAAGGTAGATAAGGTAGACGGTAAAGTACTTTCTTCAAATGACTTTACTGACTTGCTATATGCCAAGTTGGATGGCATCGAAGAACATGCAAACTACATCACTAAGGTATCTGAGTTATTAAACGATTCAGATTTCCAGAGTGCTGAACAAGTAGAGGCAGCTATCCAAAAGATTATTGGCTCTGCTCCAGAGGTACTTGATACTTTGGCCGAGATTGCTAAGGCTCTCGGTGATGACCCCAACTTTGCAGCAACTATGACTGCTAAGCTTACTGAGTTGGAGAATAAGCTTGAAGCTGAAAAGAATCTGCGTGAACAAGGAGATAATACTCTGCAACAGACTTTCACTAACTTAAGTAATACTCTTACTACTACGGTAAATGAGTTGAGAACTTTCGTAACTGAAACTCGTACGGAGCTGTTAACTTCCTTGAATGCTACCAATGCTTTGGTAACTCAGAATGCTGCTAATATTCAACGTAATCTGGAATTGATTCAGGGTATTCAGGATCACATTAATGGTAACTATACTGCCATTACCGATTTGCTGAATAATGAAATCGCTGCTCGTAAGGCTGAGGATATTCGATTAGAAGCAAAGATTGACCAGAATACTTCTGACTTAAATACAGAGAGAGAGGAAAGAAAGGCCGCAGATAAAATTCTCCAGGATAACATCGATGCAGAAGAAGCTGCCCGTATTGCTGCCGATACAGCTTTGGGTAAACGTATCAATAAAGAAATTCAGGACAGAACCGATGCTGATACTGCCTTAGATAATAAGTTCACTAACATTACCGATGACCATGAAGAAAGACTGGTAGCTGAAGAAGGTACTTCTGATGCTTTACCCAATACCATGGTTACTGGTGTAAGTGAAATAAGTAGAGATGACTCTAAACTTACTTTCAAGGTAAATACTTCTACTAAGGACGTTTCTAACAACCAATACGGAGAATCCAATGAGGCCATTAAAGAACTTCTCCCGGTAACACAATCTCTTGCAGGAGTCATGTCTGCAGCAGATAAGATTAAGTTGGATGGGTTGGATGAAAATGCCCTTACCGATATATCGGCTGATTCCGATGCAAGTAAAGTAACCGTAACCGTAACTAAGGATAATGGTCTGAATGCTGATACTACAGAAACCTTTGATTTGCCTCAGGCATCAGATACTAAAGCCGGTACGATGACTGCTAAGGATAAGGTAGAGTTAGATAGAATTACTACTGTTAACTTTGCTCTTGGGGATGTAACTCCAAATGAGACTTCAATAGGCATTGCTGCTACTAAAACTGTAATTGAGGATGGTACTGTAGAACAGAATCCTATTACCTTGCCTGCTTCTACTTCTGAGAAGGCCGGTGTACAATCTGCTGCCGATAAGAAGTTGTTTGATTCTATACCAGATAATATTATCATCTTATCTGGTAATAACCCAGTTGAGGTAGGCCAGCAAAGTAGTCATGTAACTTTAACTCATAACTTCTCTTCTAAAAAAGAAGATGGTATTTATACTCATGAGCCAGAAGATTATAAGACTACTCATATCCCTGCTGCTACTCAAACCCTTGCAGGTGTACAAACTGCAGCCGATAAGAAGTTATTTGATTCTCTCCCAGAATCCTTTGTACTTGCTTCTGGGGGCAATATAGAAATTTCAGATTCTAAGGTCATCCTTACTCATGCTGGAGCTAAACTAGACTCAGAATCTGGTGTCTATGTTAAGGGTAGTAGATATATAATGGGTACTATCCCAGCAGCAACTAAGACTACTGCAGGTGTAATGACTGCCCAAGATAAGACTAATCTTGATGAGACTTTGCCCAATGCTATTGCTAAGGAAATTGAGGATAGACAAGAGGCAATCGATACAGCTATCAAGAATCTGGGAGATTCTCAGACTGCTGCTTTAGAAAAAGAGATTCAAGATAGAAAAGATGCTGATACTGCCCTTGATACTAAACTGCAGAATAACATTGATACTCTAGAAGCCAAGCATGATGCCTTTGTAGCAACTAAGGGACAAGCTGATGGGTTTGCTCCATTGGATGGTAATGGATTGGTACCAGCTAACCATTTGCCTTCATATGTAGACGATGTAATCGAGGTATACGCTACTTATGAAGTAAGCTCTACTGGAGGTCTTACTAATGTTCAGTTGTATACTGATGCTACTCACCAAACTCCGGTAACTGGAGAATCTGGTAAGATATACATTAATGTTGCTAATGGGGAACCTCCTTATCAATTCCGTTGGTCAGGTACTAAATTCGTAGATAGTAACACTTCTTCCCTTATTATTGGAGAAATTGCAGGTACTGCTTTCGAGGGTAGTAGAGGTAAACATCTTGAGGATGTGGTATCTAGTATGCCTAGAAATCTAATCAGTAATATTTCAATAGCTAACAGAAACAAGAGGAATATAATTATTCAGTGTAATTATTCTTCTTTAGATGGTCAAGGGCATTACATAGATCAGCCTGAGGGGCTGCTTATTCCACTAACCAATGCCACTACTCAAGAAGCCGGTTTGATGGAGGCAGAAAGTGTAATAAAACTTAATCAAACCCTACCGAAAGCCATAGAGGATGAACAAGAGGCTCGTATTGCAAAAGATAATGAGCATGATACCTTTAATAGTTCTCTTCCAGGAATTATTCTTACTGGATTCACTCTTACCCATAATTCAACTAATGTAAGAGCTACTCTTAATAATAAAACTAAGAGTGCAGATGGTAAGACTTATGAAGGTGCTACAGGTTTAATTAGAGATATACTTGCAGCAACTAAGACTACTGCAGGTGTAATGACTGCAGCTGATAAGACTAACTTGGATAATACGGTACAGGGGTTGGCAAATGAGATTACCAATAGAACTAATGCTATCAATGCTCTTCGTACAGAATTGAAAACTTACGTTGATGATTTGATTGCCGATACTGGTTCAGATGTAACTGCCTTAGAAACTAAGGTAAATAATCACATTGCCAATAAATCTAATCCTCATACAGTTACTAAAACTCAGGTAGGTTTGGGTAATGCTGATAATACCTCAGATGCTAACAAACCAGTATCTACCGCTCAAGCTTCTGCTATTGCTGATGCTAAGGCTGCAGGTACTGCTGCTCAAACTTCTATCAATAGTCATGCTGGTAGAAGAGATAATCCTCACGTAGTAACTAGAGCTCAATTGAGTTTGGCAACTACCGACCAGGTAGTATTTGCTAAGACCACGGCTCCTTCCGGTTTCTTCAAAGAGTCTTCAGATGTTCGACTCAAATCTAACATTAAGGATTTGAATCATACTCTGGAACAGATTTGCCAGATACCAACTAAGTCATTCGAAATGCTTGGTAAAGAGGACGAGGGAACTATTGCTCAGAATCTTGAGGGATTGGGATTTAGTAAATATGTAGAGGAAGTTCCAGTAGAGAAATCTACAGTACCTAATCCAGAGGAATTCGAAACTTTGGAAATCAATGGAGAAGAATATGTACTCGTAAAACAAGTTAAATATCACAAGATGTCAACTTTGGCAATCGAGGGTGTTAAACTTCTCTACGATGAGATTAAGGCTTTGAAGGCCGAGATTCAAGAACTTAAAAATAAATAATCATGGGAGAGATAGCAACCTGGAGTGCTGTCAAAACTAAAGTAGGCCTTGGTAAGACAGGAAATGACTGCCCTACCAAGGCTGAATTGTTAGCACTCTCCTCGACAGGAACAGGGGAGAATTATGTGGGGTTGGAACTATCCAATGCCAGTTCCTATGGAAACAACGAATGTGTAAAGTTGGAAGATATACACAAGGTAACCTATAAGTATACATTTACTTCTCGATACAGTAGTATAAGTTTTGATGCTTTGGGTAACCCCAGTTCTTCTAATCAAGGCTTTGGTTTTATTTCTACGAAACAGAAATATTGGGATGGAATAGCTAATGGGGCTGAAGTTACGGTAAATTATATTATTAGTAATACACCCACATGGGTAACTAATCACGGTAATCAAGTACCTCCTTGGACTGCTTCAGAGAATCTGGGATTAACCTCTCGGTCAGATTCCAATACTCTTGTTACACAGAGCGAATCTGGTAAAACTTTTAAAGTAACTTTTACTCAAGCTGCAGCTTCTCAATCTTGGAGTTATGGGTTTAGTGTAAACCCCACTTCTATGTCTTTTGGGGCAACTGGAGGTACTAAAACTTTCACGGTAACTTCATACAAGCAAGAATTAAGAAATGGCCATAATTATGGTAACCAAATTTCTTTAACTTATACTAGAGCTAATGGAGGAAGTATATCCGGTACCGGTACTTCAGTAACTATGGGTAATAATACTTCTACCACTACGAGTACTGGTACCGTAACTTTAACCCAAGCAGAAACCAATAAGAAAGTAACCATATCTTGTTCTCAATCTGCAGGTTATAAGACTTATAGTGAAATTACTGCAAGTGGTGGAGCTGTAACAGATATACCTGCAAGTGGAGGTACAAGAAGTTCATTTACTACTTTGCCAACTTATTCCCAGACCTGGGGATGGAATGGTTCTACAACGGGAGGAGGTACGATTACAAGTGGTGCTAGTATTAGTTATGGTACTGCAGTTAGTGCAAGTAATCTGGAAGATACCATAAAATCTAGAACCCAAGTAGGAACCATTACTGGTACCTTATCACTAAATGGTAAAACCAAATCTGTAAGTGTACCAGTATATCAAGAGGCAAATAAATGGTTGAGCTATTCTTATGGTTCATGGTCTGTAACTCTAACTGCTAGTTCATACACTATTTCTAATACTGGGGGGAGTGTAACTTTATACCCAAGTGCAAGTAGAGCTCGATATTCAAATTATACTTCTGGTTACACAGTAATGGATGGCTATGATACTGCTGACCCATCCTTAAGTACCAATGGTATTTCGGGTTTTACATTATCTGGGACTACCCTTACTGCTTCTTCAAACAGTAGTAACAGTTCTAGAACTGTTAGAGTCTTTGCTAACTATGATGGGGCTTCTGATTATGTAGATATCACTCAGGGTGGTGCTTCAGTATCCTATAAGTATTACTTGGCATTTACTTCCCCTACTGGTTCTAGAAGTAGTTCTAGAACTGGATTATCAGCTTTGGGAGGTAATAACTTTACAGTTGATGTAGCTTATTCTTTTAAGACTAAGGTAATAAACGGTTCTGAAATAAGTACAAGATACCCATTAGCCTTAACTGTAACCTCAAAACCAAGTTGGGTTACACATGTAGCAATTACAACGTTATCGAGTGATAAGGGAAACTATGGGTTAACCTTAACCTTAACAGAGAATACCGTAGAATCAACAAGGTCAGGTACCATTAAATTAAGGCAAGCAGAGAAGGATGATAAGGGTTGGGAGCTTACAGTCAATATAACTCAGAATGCTGCAACTATAACCTATGATTATGTATTTCGAATACAATAACCTATGATTATGTATTTCGAATACAATAACCTATGAGTAGAAACAGAATGCCTTGAATATACTTAACAATCGACCAAAGTTTGAGGCAATTGTTTCTGAATGCGATAACATTCTAAATTCAATCAACCAATCCCCATCTGCCCCAAGTAAACCTGCTCCAGGGTTTGAGGAGTTCCGTCAATACATGGACCAACGAATTTCTACTCAAGAGGCTCTGTTACAAAGGATTGCTCAGGAGCTGGGATTGGATAAACCTAAACAACAGTAAGAATTATGCCAAGTAAGTCGGTTAATATTACACTATCGACTCCAATTGGTCCTCTAGAAATATACGTAGATAAACGAGAACAAGCTCGTGCAGAAAAGTTGATTGCTAAAACTCCAAGTATCTTAACCAAGGGCTATGCGAAAGGTACAGAAAAGTTTGGTAATCAACTTCTTCGTATAGTAAGACGAAGTTTGAATACGGGTGTTCCCCCAAGAGGTTCAGGAGTATCATGGCCACCACATGCTCCTGGTACCCTAAAGAAATATGGGGACCATACCATGCTAAATCTTACTGGACAATATGCCAGGTCAGTTACCTTAGTAAAAGGTAAGAAAAGAACTTTCGTTGGTTTACCAATTGGAATCAAGAAGATTACTTATACTGGTAAGACTTCAAGAAAAACTTTGAATCAGATAGCTATCATGTTAGAGTATGGTAGTAGAGATGGTAATTTACCACCTCGTCCTCTCTGGGCTCCTGCATTTAAGGCTGCTGGTGGAAAAGCTGCCTTACAAAAGGAAATACGTAATGAAGTTAGAAAAGAAATAAGGAGGATTATATAATGGCAGTAGATTTTGAAATATCTTCATTATCCGGAACTGGTACTGCAACTATTAGGGTAAAGCCTAAGGCAGTAAACGAAGACATGAATAATATAAAAGAGCAGGTTCTCAAGGTAGTAGTTCAGGGTGTAGAAAGGGAAGTAACTCTGGTACAAAAGGCCGCTCCTAAAATAGTAGAGATCTGGGGAACTTATTTTAGTATCACTCCGGAAACTACTTCCCATACTTTCGAGGGTACTAAAAAGGGTGAGACTCTAGAAATAGGGGTATATAGTTACCAACAGAAGTTTATAAATAATGAGCCTCAAGATGAATACCGTGCTGTAGATTGGAAATTAGAAAGCTCATCCGATTGGTTAGAGGTAACCCAAGAAATTGGGGAAGCTAATGCTGCAGGTAAGCTTACTATCAAAACTAAATCTACTAATCAAGAACATAACCCCAGTAACTATGACCCCTTGGAAAGAACTGCTATAGTTAAGATTATCTCACAGCAAGAATCTAACCTCGAGATAGTTTTAAATATAACTCAATCTCCAGGTACTAGAACTACTAAGTATGGCTTTGAACCAACCCCGAATATACCATTCCCAAATCTTGGTCAAAATACTAGTACTGCTCAGATTAGTAATGTAAAGGGTTATCAGTACTACCTTATCAACGATATTCAAGTTGCTAAATTTATAAAACCATTTAAGATAACCGATATAAGTAAGACAATAGAGGGTCAATTCCCTGGAGGTATTGGTTCTGAACCAATACCCTTTAAAGTATGGCTTACCGATTATCCTTCAAATATTGCTACTCAATGGGTTAGTGAATTAAATTGTGTTGGTCATTTACAAACCGTAATGAGTGGTTTTGGAGGTATTCAGGTAATTTATAACGGGATTATAAATGACAATGGCAATCAAAGTGTTCAATTAAATATTAGATTAGGACTTTAATGGTAAACTCAGAAGAAATAGTAGAAAGAACTTTTTATATCTCTCTACTTAGTACAATGTTGGAAATGGGTCTTACCTTAAACCCAGAAGACTTCTTACCTTTGTCTCAAGAAAACGAAAAAAGATTTCAAGAGGCAATCAAAGGTATGAAGAAGTTCATACCTCTTTTTGGTATAGGGAATAACCAAGTAAAAGGCCCAAAGACTCTCCCAAGAATAACCATAGAACTACAAGGTTATTATGCTGGAGATATTGGTGTGAATAAATACATCATTGGTGATAAACTTGAGGATGGTAATTACCAAGCTTCAGAGTTTCCTTATGAAACAAAAGATATTACCATAGATGTACATCTGGTTTCTCAAACACAAGCAGATATGAGATTGCTACATACAATCTTATATACTGGCTTACCTGCTAGAGGATACGTGAGACCATACTTCAATGATTTAGAGGAATGGGAAAAGGGCAGGCTTGCTCCCACCGGAAACCTATTCATTGAGATTGGTAATTATTATGACCATCCAGATGTAGAACATGGTATACTTGAGAAGGTATATACTTACGTATGTAAAGATGGTATTCTCCCAGAAAAGCTTTTGGAAGAGGGTACACTTACACCTATCAAAGATATTACTGCTCTCATTGGATTGTTCGAACAAAACGAAAATGAAATGCTAGAGTTGAAGATACCTAAGGAATAGGTACAATACTCTAGGGTATAAATTAAACGAGTAATTAACTTTAATCACAATAGAATTATGCCAACTTCACCTCATGTAGATTTTAAGTTTAAGAACAACAATGTTCTTCAAACTACTCCCATGTTAGGAGTTTCTTGTGTATTGGCTAGAACTACTAAAGGTCCATACGATGACCCTTCAGAAATCATCTCTACATTCTCTCAGTTCCAAAGAATCTATGGTTCTGAAATTGTACCCGATGGTTCTGTATCAAATATCGAAAAAGCCTTGACAGGTGGTTCTAAGCTTCGTGTTATTCGAGTACTTGGTAAGGGAGCTACCCAGGGTACAGTGGCTGCAACTGCAGCAAGTAAAACAAAGGCTGCTGCTAAATCCGAAGAGGAAGGCATAGCATCGGCTTCTGCTACTCCAGACCCGGCTACACCTGCAGCACTCATTACCATCACCTCAAGTGGAGTTACTTATAGCTTAGGCTTGGTAACCAAAGGCTATGGAGACCCAATCGGTAGCACTGATAGTTTCCAGGTAGGTTTCTATAAACAAGCTAATACCTTGTATTACAAAATCTATTCTGGTAATGGTCAGGTACTTGAACAAGGACCAGTAATCACTTACAAAACTGCCGATGAAAACAATGATACTTCGGTAGATTACCTTGCTCTTAGTGCATTTGCTAAGAACTCGGAATATATTAAGCCGGTAGTAGTTGCAGGTTCTTCTTTCGAGAACCTTATCAAATGGCTTACCGATAGTGTAGATGGTACCAAGAATGCTATCACATTAACAGTGGGCGGTGCTGCTCCTACCGAAGACGAAAAGAAATTCACCGGTACTATCGGTTCTGCAGGTTCTACACCTACTGCCGAAGAATGGGTTGCTTCTCTGGACTTCGTAAAAGATTACACTGACTTCTATCAGTTATTCATTTCTCATATTTCTCAACATCTTACTGCTGATGCCGATGTACTTAAGGTATACAAGGCTGCAGCAGATATGGCAAAGGAATTGATGGAATGGGTACTCTATATCGAAGTTCCGAAACATCTTACCCATTATACTCAGGGTACTCAGGCTAGAGATTACAAAGCTCAGGTAACTTGGGTACAGACTTGCTTGGGTACTGTGGGTAACTCTAAGTACATTGCCTACTTCGGTGGTGGACTTAAGTACTACAATGAAAATGGTAATCTTCAGGATTCCGATGTAGTAGGTACCATTGCAGGTTTGGGAGATGCTTCTGCTACTCAATACGGACCTTGGAAATCCTTTGCAGGTATGAACCGAGGAGTTATTGGGGATGCCGTTGGACCAGTATGCCCGAACTATGGTTCTCCTTCTCGGTATTCAGAATTGAATACTCTGGCCCAGAATTACATCAATGAAATGGTAATCAAGGATACTCCTGATGCCGGCAAACAGACAATGCTTTGGCATTGCTTCTCTTCTCAGGTAAAACAGGATTCAGAACGATTCCTTTCAATTGTAAGACTGAACTTGTATCTGAAGAAGTTCCTTCGTCCTGTACTTAATAAGTATATCGAAGAACCAAACGTTTGGAGTACTTGGAAGAGAATCTGGTTGGAGGTTAAACCTACCTTGGATTCTTTGGTAGACGAAGATGCTATGACCGAGTATACCTGGATGGGTGACCAAGATGCAACTTCTTGGGATGACCTTTCGGTTAATAACGAAGCAGATGCTCGTCAGGGTAAGTACCGTGCTATCCTTAAGTATAAGGATGTAGTTCCTATGCAAGAGGTAACTATGGAGATTGTAATCGATGCAGCTTCTAAGGCAGTATCAATCGTAGAAACAAGTAATAACTTATAAACTCATAACACAATGGGAGCAAAAGTAAAAAATCCACGGAAGAAATTCTTGTGGAGTATCATGTTCCCCAAACACCCTATCAATACTTATCTATTCCAAAGTTGTACTTTGCCTGATATTGAGATTGACCAGGTGGCTCATGGGGATGTCAATAGAGATGTTAAAACTGCAGGTAGGGTTACTATAGGTAATCTTATCGTAGAGAAACTTATGACTACTGCAGGTTCAGACACATGGCTTCATGATTGGCTTTATGCTTGCCAAGACCACATAGTTGGTGGAGGTTTGGTACCAAGCCAATATTGGGAAACGGCTATTGTAAACGAACTTGCCGAAGATGGAGTTTCGGTTCTTAATACCCACGTCTTCGAAGAGGTATGGCCATGTAAGATTACCGGCTTAGACTTGGACAGAATGGCTTCAGAGAATACCATAGAGTCCATAGAGTTCTCGGTTGGTACTGCAGATAAATACTAATTCCTTAGTCTATTTTCACTAAGATTCGGTGGAGGGGTGGGATTCCTGTGATAGGAGCTCACCCCTTTCTTGTTGTTATACGGAGTACTATGAACATTTGTAAACATTAAATATATCAAATTATGGAATTTAGAACATTTAGATTTACCGGACCTTCTGGTTTCGAATATGAAATCAGAGAACAGAATGGTGCTGATGAAGATATCCTCAGTAACCTTTCAGACATGAAGACTTTGATGAACCTTACCAAGTTCATTGCAGCAATTGTAATTAGAACTACGGCTACTCCTAATGGGAAATTAACCATAGATGATGCTCTTAACTTACCAGTCAATGACCGTTATGCTATTATCTTCAATTCTCGTATCTTCTCTTTGGGAGAGGAAGTAGAATTCGAATATGATTGGGGCAAAGAGAATGGTGGTAAGATTACTTATGGCCAAGACCTTCATGAGTTCCTTTTCGATTACGGTACTACTCCAACTGTAGAGGATTTAAATCAGAAGCCAGATGCTATCCCTTATTATCCAGAGGGAGTTAGATTGGTAGACCATGAATACACTCTTTCATCTGGCAAGAGAATTAAATTCGATTGTATGACTGGTAAGGGAGAACAAGAGTTCATGAAGTTGCCTTTGGATAAACAAACTAAGAATGCTCCTCTTCTTTGCCGTAATCTTCACTTAGAGGTTGATGGTAGTTGGGAGAAGGTAGAAAACTTTACTCCGTTTACTGCAAAGGATATGGCTGAGATGAGAAAGCATATCTTATCTATGGACCCTATCTTCAAAGGTGAATCCCATATCACTAATCCAACCACCGGAGAAGAAAGAACTTATCCTATAGTTTGGGCACCGAATTTTTTCTACCTGACGGAAGAGTAATGTTAGAGAGTGATTTTGTTTATATCACCAGAGCCGAGATAGCCTTAGACTATTTCGGCTTTTTACGTCTTCCGTACCGAATAAGGAAAATATTCAAGGAAATGGCCGAGCAATATTATAAAC